GAACTTTTTTCACCAGTTTGTGAAATCTCAAACGCTTTTACTGAATAAGTATTCAATTTGCGTTCGCCACCTGAACGCTCAAGTAATCCCATTTCAACAAGTGATTCGCAAGCAGTTATAACCGAACGATTACTAAGCCCTGTCACTTCCATAAATTGACTAACAGAAATGCTGTCTGATTCTTTATTCCAGCCTTTTGTTTTGCGAACCACAAACAAGTAACATTTAAGCTCTGCGCAAGTGAGTTTTGCTAGTAACTCATCAATAACAGAGTTAGGAATTTGAAACGCATTAGGAATAAATTTACTCATTACGCCTCCAATCTATATTCAGCTACGCATTTGCCGCTTGGAACCACAATCATTCGTCTTTCGATTTTGTGCCCCTGTTGTTTGAGGTCGTAAATTCTTGCTCCAAGACGTAAGCAGTTAAAACGTTTTTCTGCATCTAAGTGAGTTAAGCGGTCGCCTTGTTGTAAGGCTTTAAGGATTAATGCTTTTTGAGTTTTGCTAGAACTTTCATTTGCATTTTCATTAAATTTAGGTGATAATTTATCCATCTCTTTGAGTCCTCCGACTTATAAAGGGAGTTAATACTAATTAACTAATTAGCCTCTGTTCCCGCAGGGGCTTTTTTATTTCCGTTTATTTAGCGCAATAACACACTCGATTGAGTGTTGTGTCGCAGCTAAATGCTTGTTTAATAATTTTCTAATTACCTCCTCTTCTTCTGGGGTAATTTCGCCATCTTTTAAAGTTTCTTCCAACACACCAAAAAGCATTCCTCTAGCTGATAATTCGTGTAGTTGGATATTTGCCATTTCTACTGCATCTAGATTGTCTGCATCGGTATCTTTTACAAATCGTCCACCTGCATTACGGCAAAGCTCCTCGATAAAATCAGTGCAGCCATACTCGAGCTGGACGGCAATCAATTCTTCGTCTTTAAAGCGTTGACCTTTTGTTTGATAAAGACGGTTATTTAACTCGCTTTCGGTAAACCCAAGAAAGCCAGCTACCGCACTTTTGCCGCCTGGTACTTTCTCGATCATCTCGATAATGGTTTGTTTCATTGTCATAATTTTTCCCACTTTTTTATGGTTTTCTTTTATTGGCAGTTTGTTAAATTAGCTTTGCGAATTGAGGGAAAAGCTCTTTAACAGATAAGCCTGTTACTTTTACCCACTTTTCGGGTGTTACTTTGTCCGTTGTTAATTCCCCACCTCGTCTTTTAATTTGGTTGATAAATTGAGGACTCACACCCAATGCATCCGCTAATTTTTTTTGAGATCCAATGGCTTTGATTGCCTTATCAATAGGTGTCATTAACATTCTCCATTAAAAATTAGTCATCCTGATTAAATCAACTTTATGTTAACTCAAAAATCAACATTAATCAACATAAAGATGATTTGATTTAATAAACAATTTGTTTATATTGGTAGCAAAAGGAGGGTTTATGAAAAACGAATTTGATTCCCCGGTGAAACGAGCTGTTTCCAAAAGAATTCAGGAAGTGGTTAACGATAATAGAATTGGATCTAATAAGGCTCTTGCAGATTTGATAGGTGTTAAACCGCAATCTGTTACAAATTGGATTCAGCGTGGTCAAATTAAAAGTGAAAACGCAAGAAAGATACAGGAAGTGCTAGGGTATGACATGGGCTGGATTTTGGCTAATGATGTCGCAACAACTGACATTGGAGCAAATCAAACAATTAATAGCTCAACAGTAAATATCACTACTGCAAATAACATTTATAACAATAATCAAGCTGAGTTATTGAGCAATGAGCAGGGTTTAACTCATAGACATAAGATTGATTATTACGATGTACGGTTGGCCGCTGGATTGACAGGTTTTGAAAACTCTGATTACCCAGAAATAATCTCAAGTTTGTATTTGACTGACGAGGGAATGGCTCAGTTGGTCGGGAAAAAATCAGCAGATGGTATTTGTCTTGTAAATGTGCCTACAGACAGCATGGAGCCAACCATAAGAAAAGGCGATATTGTCTTTTTAGACACAAAAGTTAATGCTTACAGTGGTGATGGCATATATGCTTTTTCGATTGATGGTGCGTTATTTATCAAACGCATACAAAAGCTAGTCGGTGGTGGATATAGATTACACTCTGACAATAAAGACAATTACGATCCGCAAGATATATCTGAGGACATTTGTCAAAACGCTAAATTCATAGGTCGTTTTATCCGTACAATACACATTGAGACAATTAATTTATAAGGACATTATGAAAGCAGTAGCCAAAAGAATTAAAGCTGAAAGAGAAAGACAGGGGTTGTCTATTGCTGATTTAGCCAAGATCCTAAGCGTGAGCGAAAAAGATGTATTAGACCTCGAAAATGGCGAGATGCAATTAACAATGCGTGACATAGATCTGTTTGCTATCGCTCTTGAGGTTAGTGCTGATAGATTGAAATTCGGCGATGATTGGCAACCTAATCTAGGCGCACAATCAAAATTTGAAAACCCTCGATATAATCACTCAAACGTAGCGACAAATACCGCAGCCACGATGACAACAAATAATTATTATCAAGGTAACGGAAATTCGGATCTGCAGTTGCAAATTAATCGAATGGAACAGGCGGCACATACTGGTAGGCTTGGTGCGTTTACGCAGTTAGATAGGATCGAAGAACAGAATAAATTGCTCCTGGAAAGGATCGAGCATATTAATGAAAAAATTGATTTTTTGATGACAGTTGGCGAAATTACGCCTAAGGAAATTTAAATGACCGAAGATATTTTATCTTTTACAATCGAAGAGGAAATTAAGTATAATACTAAAGACGGAATACAAATAAGAGATCTAATAAAGTCTCTTGAGTCTCTGGAAGAGCTGACCAAGCAAACCAAGGGCGCACTATCCGATCTCTTGGGTGTTAAGATTAAAAGTATTGATCTTAAAGTGTCCGAAGTAAGAGAAGGAAGCATGATTGAGAAAGTTCATGCCGAAGTAAAATACTACAACGAAAACAAAGACGATGTAGATAAACAAATAACAAAATTTGTGAAAAAGAATAAGATGAAAGTTGGTGTATTCGGAGCGGTGTTAGCCGGCATAGCGGCTTTTGGTGTATGGCATTATGTTACATCAGACCCAACACAAAATATTAATTTAAATGTGTCAGGTAGTTACAATAACGTTATTGTAAGTAGCGCTGGAGCTGTAGGCGTACCATCAGATGAATTTAAAACAATGATTGAAAATAGCCCAACAAACAAAAAATCACTAGCCAAAAGCGCCATTGGATTTATAAGCCCAGCAAAAAAAGGTGACGACAGCGTTTCAATCTCATTCAGCGGCAATAATGTAACTCTACCGGTAGATTTAGTAAAACAAACACCTGAAGAATATATAACTCAAGCAGAAGAAAAAAGTGTAGAGCTAAAAGATGTTACTCTAAATATTAGAGCCTCAGATCGCGACAGCTACGATAAAGGCTGGTATGGTTTTATTGATGGACTTTTCAGCAAACGAGTTCGCATAGATATAGCAACCACAATAGATTTAAACGTACTATCTAAACAAGAGGCGGTAAAAGCCGATGTTGTTTTATATTCGACGCAAAAAGGCGACAAAACAGATTATAAGCACATTGAGGTGAAATCTATTAATACAAAATAACCATAGCCACAATAATAAACCGCCATTAAGGCGGTTTTATTTTATGATTTAAAGCACTTAATTAAATCCTCAAGCACTACTCTCTCCTCTTTATTCGCAAAGATAACCTCTAGTCTATCATCTACCCTAGATACAATCTCATCAACTCCAAAATCATTAATCAAGTCGCAATTTAACGAGATTAGCCACAGCTTAAACTTTTCTTTCATAACGTCCCTCCCTTCCTCATTAATCATACCTTAATCAAAAGTGCGGTCTATTTTGGCTATTAAATTTTGCGATACAAATCGCAAAAACGATAAAAAACCGATGAAAAATCACATTATTAATCAATATCCAATTACAGATTGCTCAAAAAACAAGCAATCAAATTTATTTTTGCTAAGAAAATACACATAAAAATCAACAATATGAGTTTCCAAATCAACTTTTTCAATAAAATTAATCAACTTTATGTTGACATGAGGATAAACATAATGTTTAATAAGCTCAACAAAACGAGATACACATAAACAAATATCTCGATGCTCTTTAAAAATCAGATTATAAGAAGTTTGCTCATAACGGCATTATGCGGTCGTGTAGATTAAAAGCCCTACCCTACATAATGAGAGTAAACGGAATTCCCACTGAAAGATGAGACCAGTGAAAAACTGACAGTTACAGAAAGTCTAGTCGCAGTGGGGATAAAAAAAGGATGGATTGCCAATATTGGATTAGGGACGGAGCTTATACCTCCGTAAGGCAAACACCAGATAAGTGTTGTAATGTGGGTTCGATTCCCACTCCATCCACCATACATGGTTATCTAGTGTAGTGGTAGCACGTGCAGGTTTGTTGAATTCTAGACACTGTCAAGCTTGGCAAAGGCTGGTTCAAGTCCAGTGATAACCTCCATTCTAAAGCACACTTGAAGTACAGAGACACAACGGCACGTGAAACCGTTGCGAATGATAGAGAGAAGTGTGTTTTGAAATGGCTCTTTGTTTCGTTGGTTGTGGAAACCGACACAGTACAAAAACGGTAGTGCTATGAAAAATAACACGGGTTCAAATCCCAAAAGAGCCTCCAGCTAAAGCCGTTCTCAAAATGCGAATGGAATCGCCCAATCTTCTTGAAAATTGAATGGAATCGAGAGCGGCTCTAGCTGGGAACAGCGTTTTTCATAATAAAAAAATCTCCTATAGATTGGTTAGCCCCTAGTTGCTTTCACACTTTGGCACTAGGGGATTTTTTTAACCAATACTTCCTAACCATATGAGGTAAACACTATGACCAAGTTAATCAATTTTCTTAAAACAACTGCTTATGTAATTGCAACAATCCTTTCAATCTGTCTAGTCGCTATGACAATGGTCACCGCTCTAGCGGCACAAGCAAGCGAGCCGACAACGGAGCGTGAGCAAGCAAGAATTCAATGGATTGCCGAACACGGGCAATATCAACCAAATCTTACGGAGCCAGCTAAGCAAGAGGCTCTAGTCTTTACCGCAACAAAACAAAAGGAATTGGATAATGAAAAAGGTAATAAAAATTGAGGTCGAGCCTTATCCGAAAGGTGGATGGTATGTTGTTGAAAGAGTTGGAGGTAAAGTTTGGTGGCACTCTTCTAATTATCAATCAGTGGAACTGGCTGAAACGAGAAAGAGAGAGCGTGAAGAGTTAAAAGCAAATACGGCTGAATGGCTCAATAACAAGCTCGCTCGCCGCTTAAAACCGAAAACTGGACTAGCAACCAAGCCAACATTAGTTAAGCGTATTTCAAAGGCTAAGATGCGTTATTTAAAACGCTTTGATGAGTACAACGAAATGCACAATCAACAGCCTGAATCTGAGCGCCAAACTGAATTTCAACTTACTGAGATTAATCGTCTTTTTGGCGTACACGCAACCACAATAGAGCGAGCGATTTATCATCGCCAAATCAAGCCTCGAGGCAAAAAATTAATCAGAGGTCATTGGGTGAGAACATTTAAATACGAGGATTTACGCTCTTACTTTGACATATTGAGAGGTATTACAAATGGAAACGATGCAACGACAATGGGAAATGGCTAGTTTTACCGCTTATGACAAGGCGCAAGAACAATACGATGCCTATGAGCGTGCAGTAGAAAATGAAATTAGCGATATAGAAAGAGAAATAAAAAGTGGAGATAGCCAAACCTTATGCGAGTTTTCTGAGCTTATGGAGGAAAACGAAAATACTTGGCTGGATATTTTCTTGTGTGATCAAGCATCGCTCAAAAACTTGAGAGATAAGGCAGTAAAAAAACTTGCTGAAAATCGCATAGCGCAAAACGAAGAAGATTATAAACGTGGTTATATTTAAATTTAAGGTAAATAAAAATGACAGAAAAATTTGAGTTGATCCTATCAACAGAAAGCAAAGTTTTAACAACCAATATTGCAGACTTTGAGAAACAAGCGGATGCGTTTATCTCTACCCTAACAAGCAATTTTGAAACCGATGATGACTTCTTGACCGCAAAAGAAGAAGTAAAAATCCTTAAAGAATTAGAGGATAAAACAAGATTGGCCATCAAAAATGCCGTTGGCGGTGATATTAAAAAACTTGTTGAAACAGCCGAAAGCATTGCTGAGCGTTTTAGACAAGAACGATTGGCACGAGACAAGTTAGTCAAAACTAAAGAATCTGAGATTAAAGCTAAGATCGTAGATGATGCGGTTGCTGAAATCTCAGATATTCGCCACAAACTAGCAAAAACAAGCGATATATCACTTGCGCTAGAAGAGAACATTCCAAAGCATAAGATCGCAAGTCGAATCGAAGAAAGCACAAAACGCAAAAGCTCAATCTCAGGTTTAACGAAAGCCGTAAATGCTGAGAAAACCCTAATCATTAGCGAGATCGCTGCTGAAGTCACTCGCTTAACTGAACGCCTTGAACAACTAACCTCTAAATCAAGCTATCTATTCCCTGATGCAATCAAGTTAATTGCAAGTGAAGAAGATTTAGCGCCAATCATTAAACAACGAATTGATGATGAGCAAAAACGTGAATTAGAAATCAAGGCTAAGGCGCAAGAAGAGGCAAAAGTAAAAGCTGAAACGCAAGCCGTCCAATCTTCTTGCAAAGAAAAAAACATGGGAAGTGAAACGTTAAAAGCACAAGAATTGTCGCCTGGTGATGCTATTGAGCATTTTGAAGTCAGAATCGCATTCTCAGGAACGTTGAACGATGCCGTATCATTCGCTCGTAAAATCAAAGAGCAATACGGTGACAATGTAACACTCAAGAAAGTTAATTAAAGGAACAACAAAATGAATACATTACCGGCGAACATTCAAACAGCCCTAACCGAACGCAATATTGATACCGCAGTTTGGACAACTTTGCAAAATAGCGTTTTTCCTGGTGCAAAAGATGAAAGTATTTTGCTTGCCGTAGATTATTGCAAGGCTCGCAAGTTAGATATTCTTAAAAAGCCTTGTCATATCGTGCCAATGTCAGTGACAGATGCAAAAACAGGCAATAAAAACTGGCGTGATGTCATTATGCCAGGTATTTACGAGCAACGCATTACAGCATTTCGCACTGGTCAAATGGCTGGTCAAGATGAGCCAGTTTTTGGTGATACGGTTACATTCAGAGGTATAGAGGCTCCTGAATGGTGCAGAGTTACCGTTTATCGATTCATTAATAATGAACGATGCGCATTTTCCCATACAGAATATTTTTCTGAGGCTTGTGCAACAACAAAAGAGGGCAAGCCAAATTCTATGTGGAGTAAACGCCCTAGAGGCCAATTAGCAAAATGTGCTGAGGCTGGCGCATTGCGCAAAGCATTTCCCGATGAATTAGGTGGTGTAATCACTGCTGATGAAGTAAATGAAGAGCCTATCAATCAACATGGCGCTGCAACATCTGATAACGGCGCAACAGTAATTGAAACCCAATCGGTAGAATTGATCACTCCTGAACAAATCAAAGAAATTGAAAATTTGATTGAAGTTACAGGCTCAAATCTTATGGGATTATTGGCGGCGGCTGGAAATGTGCCAAGCATTGAAAAAATCACAAAATCAAATGCTGAACATGCAATTAATAGATTGCTTAGTAAGCTAAATGAGCAGCAAGCCAAAGATGAACGTAATGATGAGGATATCCCCTTATGATAGACGGACTAATAACACTTGATTGCGAGCAAGGAACTGAAGAATGGCTAACGGCAAGACTTGGTATTCCAACTGCAACAGGAATCGAGAATATCGTTACGCCAACAGGAAAAAAATCAAGCTCGCAAATTAAATATATGTCTGAGCTGATTGAAGAAAGCATCCTTGGTTTACAGGATAGCGGATATAAATCAGCTTTTATGGAGCGAGGCAATCAGCTTGAGCCGCTTGCCCGCTCCGCTTATGAATTTCTCACTGGAAATGCCGTCAAGCAAGTTGGCGGCGTATATCTAAATGAGAAAAAAGAATTGATGGTTAGTCCTGATGGATTGATCCCCGAACTCAAAAAAGGGCTTGAGATTAAATGCCCAAAAATGAGTACACATATTCAATACATCATTAACGGTGGCGTTCCGTCCGAATATGTTATCCAAGTGCAAGCGAATTTGTGGGTGACAGGATATAAAACATGGGATTTTGTTAGTTATTGCCCTGAATATCAAAAACAACCGTTTTATCTGTTTACGGTTGAGCGAGATGAAAAATTAATGGCAGCGTTTGACAAAGAAATACCCGCATTTATCAAAACATTAAAAGCATATAAATCTATGGAGTAAATATGGAAGAAAAACTAAAAGGATTAAAAGAGGCGTATCTTTTTTATAAAAAAGTTTTAAAAGACGAAGATGCAATGGCTTGTGGTTGTTTAAGGGATGCTGAAGAATGGCTATTCAGAGAACTTAATGAGTTATTTGAGAATTAGGAGTAAATATGGCTGGAATTAATAAAGTAATTATCGTTGGCTTTTTAGGCAATGATCCTGATGTGCGCACTATGCCTAATGGTGAATTAGTGGTGAATATCAGCGTGGCAACAAGTGAAAGCTGGACGGATAAAAACTCAGGCGAGAAAAAAGAAGTGACCGAATGGCATCGCATTGTCATTTATCGAAAACTAGCCGAGATCGCCGCTCAATATCTACATAAAGGATCTCAAGTGTATGTTGAGGGAAGATTAAAAACTCGTAAATGGCAAGACAATAACGGTCAAGATCGTTATTCCACTGAAATCCAATGCGATAACTTTCAAATGTTAGGCGGTCGAAACCAAGATGCCACACAAAATCAACCACCTAAACAGCACGATAAACAACAAAAAGCACAATCTAAACCTCAGCAATCTGAGCCGCCAGTGGATGCGTTTGATGACAATATTCCATTTTAGCTGAGGTGCATTATGGGCGCAAAGATAGATTTAACCGATGCAGATAGCAGAGATGAAATGAGTATTGATGTTGATGATATTCATAGCATCACTTCACAAGATAAAGGAGCATATATCGTCCTTAAAACCGGCAAGAGCTTTCTTGCAATGGAAAGTCAAAGCCGTATTTTAAGAATGATTGCAAGCACTAAATAACGCCTTTTTAGGAGGTGAAATGGATAACGAGAATATAGAGCAACAACTAAAAGAGCTTTACAAACAAGAGCAAGCTCTCTACTTAGAGATTGAGCGTGTTCGTGAACAAATTAGAGAAATAATCAACTACACTAACAAAAATAAGGCCGCTAGATAGTGGACTTTAAATTTACAAGGATGAGTAAATATGTGGTTTAAAAATGCGATCATTTATCGCCTAACAAAGAATATTGACTTCGGTGAAATCGAATCAAAACTAAAAGAATGCCAATTTACGCCGTGCGAACCGTCTGAGATTAGTAGATTCGGTTGGACTGCACCGTTAGAAACAAATGGTGATTTAGCCTATTTTGCAGATAACAAAGTTTTACTAATGGCTAAACGTGAAGAAAAGATTTTGCCGGTAGATGTGATCAACCGTGAACTAAATATCCGAATTGCGGCACTTGAAGAAAAAGAACAGCGAAAATTAAAGAAAACCGAGCGCCTATCATTAAGAGATGATGTTGTTGCATCACTAAGCTCTCAAGCATTTTCCAAGTTTAAATTTACCGCACTTTTCATCGATTTAAAAACAAAACTGATTTACGTTGATGCAGCATCATCAAAAATCGCTGAAGATGCCCTAGCGCTATTGCGTAAATCGCTAGGCTCACTTCCAGTCATTCCAGTCAGCTTTAATACACCGCCTTGCGAGGTGATGACTGAGTGGATTGCAGATAAAGAGCCTAATTGGCTGATTTTGTTAGAAGAGGCTGAAATTCGTGAGAAAAACGATCTTGGCGTAATCAGTTGCAAAAATAAATCATTACTCGATGAAGATATTGTAGAGCTTGCACAATCAGGGCTTGTATCAAAACTCGCTCTTGAATGGGAAAACAATCTCAAATTTGTTTTGCGTGATGATGGCACACTAAAACGATTGAAATTTGATGACCGTATCACAGAGCAAAATGATGACATTCCAAAAGAAGAAATTGGCAAACGCTTTTACGCTGATTTTATTTTAATGGCCAACGTGCTTTCAGGCTTATTGGATGAGCTATCAGTTGAATTTAATGGATTTAAGGTTGCACTATGAAAACAGCAGAAGAAATTTTAGAAGAACGAAAAAATACGCATGGCGATTTTGAAAAGGGTGCGCAAGATTTTGCGCAGTTAATGCGCCCAGTTGTCGAAAAATGGTTAGCTGGCACAATTAGCAATGTTAAATTTTATGGTTTAACAATGGCTAACGCAAAGCAAGTGAGAATCTTAAATGGCGATTCCAGTCATGCTGATCACTATATTGATGCCGCAAATTATTTCACTCTTGCCGGAGGGCTTTATAAGGCAAGCAATAATAAAACAGAGTGCGTTATGAAAGGTGGTATTTCATTGTGCGGAGGGCGTGGGCATGAATGAGATTAAAGTCGGCATCCGCTATTCTCGATTGGCAGATATTTTCGTTTGCTATTTCTATGTAAGAATGAATAGCAACAATGAATCCGCAATAGAACTAGCAATCAATGATGTTAAAGAAAATTGGATATTATTCGGCGCTGAAATGAGAAATGACATTATCAATATCTCAGAATTAGCATTGCAAGATGTACCGAATACTGATGTTGTTGCTGAATTTATCAAGTGGGCAAAACACTATTTTGATGCTCCGCAAGAAACAAGCACGCAAAGACCTTTGGTTGATGTTTTGCCAGTGGTAAATCTTAAACAGTAATTTTTAACGTAGCTCACGAATGTGGGCTTTTTTATTATCTTAAAATGAGGAAACAAATGAAAAAATTTTTATTAGCATTAGCAGTGGCAACCATTGCAGTATCAGCAAACGCAGCAAATTTAGCGGAAGTAGCTGATGAACTTGAATACCAAACTCAATTTATCAGACAAAATAGTGAGGCTATTATTCAAACACAAAAAGCGACAACTGCTGCATTGAAAGCCTCTAGTGCAAATACTAAAGCTATCCATAGTTTAGACCGTGATATTCTCAAGAATAGAAAACGTGCCGATGCCGGAACTGCTGCGGTTGCCGCTATGGCAAATATTCCGCAAGTTTATCTATCGGGAAAATCAGGCGTTGGCGTTGGTGTTGGTTATAAGCACGGTCAATCAGCTTTAGCGGTTGGTTATTCTCGTGCGATCGATAACGGTAAACATATCATTAAGGCATCAATCGGGCTTGATAGTCAGAAAGATGCAACAATCGGTGCTGGTTATATGTATCAGTGGTAATTAACAATAGGCGTTCCAATCGAGCGCCTTTTGTTTTAAGGAGATAATATGAAACCAATTCTAGATGCTTGCTGCGGCGGTAGAATGTTTTACTTTGATAAGGATAATCCAAATGTGCTTTTTGCAGATATAAGAAAACAAAAACTAAGTTTTAAGGATCGTGACAAAATTAGACATTTAGAAGTATCGCCTGATGTAATTCATGACTTCACTGATATGCCATACCCTGATAAATCTTTCAAGTGCGTTATATTCGACCCGCCACACTTAATACAAGGCGGTGACAATTCCTGGCTAGTAAAGAAATATGGACGATTAGATAAAGATTGGCAAAATCAGCTATTAAAAGGCTTTCAGGAATGCATGAGGGTGTTAGACGATTATGGCACTCTTATTTTTAAGTGGAATGAAACACAAGTACCAGTAAGCAAAATTATCTCGCTCTTTGGTGAAACGCCAATAATAGGGCATAAATCGGGAAAAGCAAACAATACGCATTGGATGTTATTCATGAAAATTGAGGAGAAAGAAAATGAAAGAATTTGACTTAAAAGCGGCTTTGAATGGGGAGCCTGTGATGTTGAGAAGTGGTAGAAAAGCATTTGTACTATGTGACTTAAAACAATATTTCAAAAACCCTATAAGTGATAAACATTTGATTGGTATTACTTCTCTGGAGAATGATCATAATTCTTTCGAGCATTCCTTGAGATGGCATGATTCTGGTGCATACTCTGTACATATAGAAGACGAATGCGACATCATTGGAATGTGGGAAGAGCCAAAGATTAGAATTGAAGATTTACCTAAGCCATTTAAGCCGAAAGATGGTGAGCCATTCTATTATATTTATTGGGGTGAAATATATTGCGATTATGGGTATTCGGAAAGCAGTTCAACATATAGATCTTCTTCTCAAAATGGTCAATGTTTCCGCACAGAAGAAGATGCTCAAAAATGGCTTGATTTTATGAAAGGTATGATGGAGTAAATATGAAAGCATTTACAGAATGGTTAATTTATTTATTAACAGGAGCGTATGTTATTGCAATGGCTGGAGCTGGAATAGGATTATTTCTTGGCGTTGCGTGGAAAGCGTTTTGCTGGGTGGTGTGATATGGGAAAAGTAAAAATAACTAAATTATTTTGTGATAGATGCGGCAATGAAATTATGCCATTAAGTAATGACAATCCTGAATATTTAATGACAAGCTTATATATCAAAAAGAATTGGGGCGTAATAGGTGTAAGTGGAAATGCTGGAGGTATTGACGAAAAACAAATAGACCTATGCAAAGAATGCACTTGTAAGCTAAATCATTTCTTGTCTAGTCCTGATGTTACAGAAACATCTACAACAAGGGGGTAAATATGACTTCACCATCTTTAGCTTATCAAGATGCAATGAATGGCATTGCTATTTTATATGACGCATTATCTGATGCAGAAAACGAGTTAGATAAATTTAAAAATCCATGGATTAAATGTTCAGAGCGTATGCCTGAATTAGATGATGATGGTTATAGCGAGCCAGTATTAGCCATTAATGAAATTGGAAATATTCAAGTGGTGAGTTTTTACAGTGACGAGGGATGGGATTCTTGTAATGAAATTACGCACTGGATGCCTCTTCCACCACCGCCAAAGGAGTAAGCATGAGCAGATGGATTAAGTATGATAAATGTGTGCCAGTAGAGGATGATTATTATCTTGTGTATTGTCCAGAGTATGAGCCACCAATAGCAGTAGCAATATATGATTCCGATTTAGGGGGGTGGTTTGATTATGCTGATGATGAGGTATCTCACTGGCAACCACTTCCAGCACCGCCGAAAGGTAAATAAGCAAACCGATATAAGCCGCACAAGGAAGTGCGGCTTTTATTTTACATGGAGGTTTTATGGAACAAATCACTCTATCAAAAAAAGCAGAAGAAGAAATTGTTAAGGCCGCAAAAATGGCGGCGTTCGCTGCTTTTTCCGAAAATAGCAAAAATCTCATGACTATTGGAGATGTTGCGATCTATATCAATAAATCCTATAATTTTACGGCGAACAATATTATCACAAGAGCTGATTTTCCATCAGCAAGATATTTAGGCTCAGAAAACGAGCAAAAAAGATACGTTGCTGGAGAGGTTGTGAAATGGGGAATTCGTTACATGAAACGCTTATAAACAATTTATACACTGCACCAAAACTGCACCAAAATGAATATAAATAATTGATTTTATACGCATTAAAGATGCTGACCCTAGGCACCACATAATTTATAAGCTCTGAAGTTATTCA